CATAGGATCTGACTCAGGTATACCTAGATTTTATTCTATACAAGGCACTAAACTATTATTTTATCCGTTTCCCCCAGATGCTACTATTGGCATTATGAGATACTTGGCTGAAGTAACGCCATTAGTAAATGATGTAGATACAAATTGGTTACTAAGTAAATCACCGCAAATATATTTGTATGGTACACTATTACACGCTGCACCATTTTTAAATGATGACAGCAGATTGCCTGTATGGGCTAGTTTGTTTGAAGATGCTGTTAGAGCATTGAATGATCAGGACAAACGCAGAATGTCAGGAACTAAACCACAAATGATAAACGCAACAGCGGGATACTATTGATATGCCTACAACATTAAATTATGGTTGGATATACAACCTACCAAATACTGCACAAGATACATGGGGCGGTGATTTAAACGACACGCAAGTAGCGATTGACGCACAAGTAAAAACTAATGAAAACTTAGCTAACAGTAAAGCGCCAATAGCAGACCCTACATTTACAGGCACTGTTACCGGGCCTACATTTGTTGGTAATTTAACAGGTGATGTTACAGGTAATGTTACAGGCAACGTGACTGGTGCAGTGACAGGTAATGCAACGTCAGCAGATAAGTGGTCTACTGCAAGAACTGTTACATTAACAGGCGTTGTTACAGGCAGTATAGCATTTGATGGTACAGGTGATTTTACACTTGATACAGGTGTTGGCACAATAGCAGATGACACATTGTCAATAGCACAAACAAACGGCTTACAAGCTGCATTAGACAGTAAAGTAGCGCACGCAAGCGGTAATGGAAGAACAATAACTGTAGGCAATACAGCGCCTACAAGCCCATTAACAGATGACATTTGGTTTGATACAAGTACATAATGGCAATAAAAACGTATAACGGAACTGCATTTGCAGACGCAACAGCTAAGTATTACAATGGTAGTGCGTGGGTAGAACCTAGTAGTGGCGTTAAGCGTTGGAATGGTAGTGCATGGGAAGTTGTTTCTACTGCATTTGAGGCTACAACAGCGCCTACACAATTATTTGGCAGTGCTACTTATAGTGAACAACGCCAACTATATGTAGGGCAATCAAGTAGTCCAAATAACGGTTATGCAACAGTTACAGTTACAGGTGGAGGTCAAAATATTGCATATTTATGGCAATATGTATCTGGTACTACGGGTGCTATAAATTTATCAGCAGTAACGCCATTTGCATCTTCTACAGTGTTTAGTTACAACAACGATTTACAAGTAGGCAATGCTGTTTATAGATGTCGTGTAACAGATACTGATAGCGGCAGTGTAATTTATACAAATACAGTTACAGTGAGTTTTAGTTAATGTTAGTACCATTAAACATACCGCCCGGTGTATACACTAACGGCACAGAGTATCAGTCTAAAGGCCGTAACTTTGACGCTAACCTTGTGCGCTGGCAATTTGGTGCATTAGGGCCAATGGGCGGCTGGAGGCAAAGAACAACTACAACTGTAACTGGTAGAGCAAGACGTGTTATATCTTGGCGTGATAACAACAACCAAGTATGGGCTGCAATAGGAACAAATAGCCATTTATATGCTATGACAGCTGGCGGTGCTGTAACAGATATTACGCCCAGTGGATTAACTGTTGGGCGTGAAGATGCAGATACAGGTGCTGGATTTGGCACAGGTTTATATGGACAAGGGCCGTATGGCGTTAGTAACCCAGCTGTAGTAAGCACTACAAATCCAGCAAGCATTTGGTCATTAGATACATTTGGTCAAATAATGTTAGGTGTTTTACCTGATGACGGCAAACTGTACGAATGGAACGTAAACGTCAATGTTGATGCTACACAAGTAACAAATGCGCCTGTAGACAACAGGGCAGTATTAGTAACGCCAGAACGTATTGTAATGTGCCTTGGAGCAGCAGGAGTTCCAAGAGATGTTGCTTGGTCAGATCAAGAAGATAGAAACCAATGGACAGCAGCAGCTAACAACCAAGCTGGTAACTTTAGCTTGCAAACAGCTGGTACAATATTAAATGCTGTTAATGTAAAAGGTGGTAGCCTGATATTTACAGACAAAGACGTATGGCGCGTTGTGTATTTAGGCCCGCCATTAGTGTACGGATTTCCACAAGATAATGCTGGTGGTGGTTTAGTATCCGCTGGTGCTGTAACTACGGCTGATGGCGCAGCATATTGGATGTCACACGAAAACTTTTATGTTTTTACAGGTTACAGCCAACCTATAAAATGCGATGTGCATGATGCAGTATTTAAAGATATTAACAGGGCGCAAATTAGTAAAGTTTCTGCTTGGCACAATGCGTCATTTGGTGAGATTTGGTGGTTTTACCCTAGTGCTGATAGCACTGAAAATGACAAATATGTGGTTTATGACTACAGAGAAGGACATTGGAATAAAGGCAGTTTATCGCGATTATGTGCGACAGACAAAGCGCCATTACCATATCCAATAGCTGTAGATGCGAGTGGCAAAATATATGACCATGAGTTTGGATATGATCACAATGGAGATGTTAGTTTTATTGAGCATGGCCCTGTAGAATTAGGTACAGGTGAAAACAGCTCTAATCTTACGTTTTTATATCCTGATGAAAGCGCACAAGGCGACGTGAGCATGACATTTAAAACTAAAATGTACCCTAACGGCACAGAGCGTAGTTTTGGGCCATATACAGCAACTCGGCAACCTGTACCAATAAGAGTACATGGCAGACAGATGCTTGTTAAGGCAATAGGTGCAGAGTCAACTAACTGGAGGCTTGGTGTACCGCGTATTGAAGTTAAACCAGGGAGCAAACGATGAGGCTACCTGATGCAATGCCAGCATACGATGCAGTAAATGAAACAGAAACACGTCGTAATATTACATATGAAATGACGCAAACACGTAAGATTAATGAAGATATAAATATAAACGCTAACAATAGATTAATACTAACAAGTCCTAACGGCACACGTTATAGCGCAAGTATTAATAACTCTGGAGTATTGTCTTGGACAGCACTGTAAACATAGATAATCATAAAGAACAAATCGTGAACGCTTTAGAGCGTTCGGGGCACGAGCATACATATGAAGAAGTTAAAGAGGCTGTAATAAACAAAGAAGCGCAATATTGGCCTGCTAATAATAGTGCTGCAATAACACAAATAGCTAATAAATCAGATGGTACTATTGGACTAAACGTATGGCTTTATGGAGGCAACTTAAAAGATTTTTATCCATTGGTTGTGTCTGCAAAAAAATATGTAAAAGATTTAGGCGGTGATTACATTATGACATTTGGTCATCGCAAAGGTTGGAATAAATTATTAAAAAAATTAGGTTTTGTTGAGCATGGCAACACCTTAATATGGAGGCTGTAATGGGCAGTAAAAAGAAAAAAGTAGAAACAACAGATAACACAGCAGACCCTTTTATGGTGAATATGTTAAATACTGCTTCTGCTAATGCAAGAGGCTTTGGTGAGCAGGCATATACACCTTACACAGGCGAACGTGTTGCTGGTGTAAGTGACATGGAAACAAATGCTTTAGCAAATTACATGGGTAATAATGTAAGCAACCGGGGTTTTGTTGAACAAGGCTTAACAATGGCACAACAGGGCGCACAATACACGCCTGAACAAATACAAACACAAAATTTTACTGATGCTGATATTAGCGGATACATGAACCCATACATGGAAAACGTCATTGGCAACGCATTAAGCGATATAGAGCGCAGAGAAATGGCTAGTGCTGAAAATATAGATGCACAAGCGTCTAAAGCATCTGCATTTGGCGGTTCTAGGCAAGCAATACAGCAAGCTGAAAATACACGTAATTTTACAGAAATAGCTGCAAAAACTGCCGCAGAATTACGCAGTCAGGGTTATGAAGATGCTGCAAATAGAGTTCAAGCAGATGCACAAAGACAGCTTACGGCAGACCAATATAATCAATCTGCTGGATTGCGCGGTGCAGATATGAGAGCTAGGAGTGCAGCGCAAATAGCTGATATGGCTGGTCAACTATCTGATGCTGATCTACGTGCATATAGTTTGGAAAATCAATATGGACAAACACAACGTGAATTAGAGCAAGCACAATTAGATGCAATGTATAATGAAGCTATTAGACAATATGATGACGC